CGGCTAACGATTACACCGCTTGGGATTCTGGTATCGACCATGTTTTCCTGGAGTTCGACATTTGGCTCATGGATTTATGTGGTTTCCCTAAGGAGTTTTCAGAGAAGCTTAGGTGGCAACGCCTTAACACTTACTCCTTCCGGGGGGTTCATTCCCCTCGCCAAGAATCGGGCGATCGGTGGACGTGGATTCTCAACACTGTCCGCAACGCTGCCCTCACTGGTGCTTCTTTGGATTGCCCCACTGGCACTGCCGCTTGCTTCAGTGGGGATGACAGCGTGGTTCTGGGCGCTTGGCGTAAGACAACTTCATTTAAACCTTCTGACTGGCTCATGCAACCCAAGCGAGACGAGGGCCGGGATTTGGAGTTTTGTGGCCTCGTGTTTGGCGGGACCGATGTGTCCTATGATCCGATTGTTATACATTGGCGCTCAAGGTTTGGTTTGCAACAGGGCCGCAAGGATCCCGACTATTGGCGGTCCATACGGGACGCCACACGTGAATGTGCTTCTAAGCTGGGCACTGAGAACTCCGTCTTGTCTTCCGCAGCTTTAAATTTGCAGAGGGCCGTGACATGGTTTGACCTTCCTCCCGAGCTTCTGTTACCCGTCAAATATTCCGACTAATCATCAACCATCTCACTTTCTTCCCGCCTAACTGCTGGCTTTAAATGCAGTCGTCTGGTTGTACGACACCAATTAATGACCCCGGGTCTCGACTTCATGTCGCAAACTTGACATCCCAGCTAATGCTGACTCTCAGCCGGTCCTCCTGTAACGGGTGCATATGGTGTTGCAAAACAGGTAAGCTCTGAATTATTTTGCAGCTGATCGTCCCGATCGAGGAACGGGTGCAAAACGGGCACCAGCTCTGTCCACACCCCAATCTCGAGCTAACCAGATCTACTCCCCAACTGGTGCGTTACCCATGAATGCCGATTCCACTGGGTACGTGTTCAGGTTTGACACCTGAGCTGTGTACAGACTGTACGGGCGAGGGGCACAAATGTCACATTGTGTCTCAAAGAAACAGTCGGCCCCGGAGTAATGATCCGGTCAAAGGCGTTTACTTTCCATACTGAAACATCTTCATGTCTTTGGAAAATATTATTCTTACTTCTTTTCTCGGCACACATCAAGTTGCGATAGATTTAGCACTCGACCGCGACACAGCTACTGGTCTTGACTATTTTCTCACTGAATCTTTTCGCACTGGCTGGTTGCGCACATATCATCCTGAACTTATCCCCCCACCTAATTTGAACGGCACTTCACCTTCTGATCGGCTGATTTCTCGACATTTCTGCCATCATTATTGGCAACGCAAGGACGTCAGACGCCAGTTCATTGCCACGTACCACGACTGTCGCTTCTAGTTCGTTATGACAGCTTTGGCCGCCACTGACGACGCCTTGACTGCGCTGACTAAGGGTACCTCTGGTTTGCAGGTCGCTACTTTGGCTGTGCCCCGCCACCTCGAAATTCCTTTCGTTCAAATTTTCCGTCCTGATCAGCGCTTCACCCTTTCCATCAGCAGTGGGAAGATTGGCACTTTCCTCTCTCTGTTCGAGAGCGTCAAGTTTGTCTCTTTGACTTTTGCGGTCGAAGTCACTGGCCAGAGCGGCAAGCTACAATTCGCTGCCACCGCCCTTGGTTCCCCACCTGCTGACGACAATGCTTGGCTTTCCGCCACGGTCTACCAGCGCTTCACCGGAAACGCACACGGTGATACTTATGCCGAGTACAGATTTCCAAGCACGCATCCATTTGGAACTGAGCTTAAAGCCGTGGCGCTCGGAAATGATCCTCCCAAGTTTTATTTTCGCTTTCTGGGCACTACTGGTGACACCGCTTCGATTCGCGGGGCACTCGTCTTGCAGGGCGGCGGCACTGGCATCATCCCTGCTATCGGCCTCAACATTTACGCTTCTCCGAAGCGTAGCGACAACGATTCTGCCGTTGGCGGGATTTAGTTCAGGCCTTACTCCATCTCTTCATTTTCGCTTTTCGCTTTTGATTTTCATTCTTGCTTCACTTCATGGCGTTTTCGCCGTTCGCATGCCCATAGATCAACATGACCCTGTTCCGCATTCCAATCTTAACACGAGGCATGCTGGTGACAACATAGTGGGCGACTTGCTCACTTGGTACGAGACTAACCGATATTGCTTCAATTATCCAGACATAAAGTGTTACGAGCGGTCTGGAAACGGTTGGACCGCCGGAGACACTGACGCCTGGATCATCACTTCATGCACAGATTATTCCGGTCTTGGCTCTGTTCGGGTTCGTTATCCCCAGCGAGTCAATGGCATGAATTTGGATGACAACACATCTGTCGACGGCTTGCACCACCCGGACGCCTATGGATCTCCTTTGGGGTTACGCGTGCATCTTGCTCCTTTTGACTCTAGGGTCCAGTTCGGCTCCAATGGCCACACTGTTGCTACCTTTGATGTGCCCATGTCTCGTGGGAACAGGATTCTTATGTTCCATTTCACGCTGATCCTGGGTCATGCTACGCTTTTTCACTAATGCGGCGCGTGCTTTACGGTAAGGAGGGTCCTCCTCCACCGTACGAATCCCCGTTTTCTGCGGGAGAGCACGACGAACTTTGATTGGCTTTCAACGCGCAGGTGGTGCGTTTAATAAATTACCACTTTCATTTCTTTACATTTCTTCAATCGTG